TAAGTTATGATACCTATTCATTTCATTAGCAAACATTATAGTATCCAAAAAACCTGATAGACATCTATTAATAACATAAGGAGGATATGTCTTTATATCATAGGACAAGTCTTCCTTATTAAAGTTTATAGAATTTAACCAATCTTTTAATTCACTCATCCCATGCCCTCTTTTTCCAGTCAGAATACATCTGACCATAAACCATTCCTTCATGTGCTCCTATCTTAGCACCTTCTAGAAGTTCTATTTGCCTCTTAGTTAAATTACCTTTCATAGATTCAAGATAAGATTTTTCCCAGTTAGGAATATCTTTAATGTATTCTTTCATGATAACTCCTCAATTTTGTATTTCCAATAGTCCCTTTCCTCATCATCAATCCAAGGAGAATGAACCATTACATGTGCATGTTGCAACCATTTTTTCTTACTCCAATCTTTCTTTGGAGTCATATGATCTTTAAGACTCATAGTTCATAAGGATCAACTCCTTTCTTTCTTTTTGATCTCTCATATACTCACCAACAGAACGCATAGTGTAAGTAAGATCAAATTCAGATGCTTTCCAATCTTTAAATCTGTTCTTAACTAACTGGTCAGAATTGTAACTAACCATCTGAGATACTGAACTATTAGAACAATCTTCAGCAAATTTATCATGATCAAACTTCTTATGCATTGATCCCTTATGCCCATAAAGATTATCCTTAATATCATAAGGAGGATCTAAGTACATAAACAATCCATCGTGGACATCTGTTCTAAAACAATATTCATATGAATACTGATTTATATGCCAATGAGATATTATTTCTGAATACTCAGGCAACTTTTCTATACCCCTCATAGAGAAGTTAGAATCACTTGCTTGTGCTGAGAAAGAAGATGACTCTGTAAGACCAGAGAAACTACACTTATTTACAACATAAAATGCTACTGCTCTTTCAAGATCAGTCTTAGTTTTATCATTTACAATATCCTTCATCTCTGCAAATAAACATCTAGCAGAATCCTGATTACAATTAATAATTTTAAGATTCTTTAATTCAGTATATAATTCATCACCAAACATCTGAAGATTAGACCAGAAGTTCATTAATGGTTCATATAGATCATTAACAGTAATCTTAAGATGTGGATACATCTGACTGACATATATTGCTACACTACCACCACCTAGAAATGGTTCTCTATACTCAGTATAATCCCTAAGGTTAGGAAAGTATTGTCCCATCTTACTGACTGCTCTAGACTTGCCACCTGGATACCTTAGAGGAGTTTTCAATCCCTTCTTCATAATTAATACTCTCCTATTTCATTATCATAATAAGACTGAAGAGTCCCACTGTATAATGTTTCACTAATCTTCCCATTTGGTGTAGTTACTGTAGGAGTTACAATATCATTCTTTTCGCCAAATTTCTTCTGAGGTAATGTTGCTTCCCATGCAGCAATCAATATCTCCAACTCTTTTATTCTTTCTTTTGCTTGTGCTATTCTATCTTTGGTGTTCATTTGAATTCACACTCCACCATGATTTCAGTTAAACATGCAAGCATATTTATTTCCTGATCAGCTACGAACGCGATCTGGTATTGATACTTAGCAATAATAAGAACAGCAGCAGGAATGGAGGAAGGAACCAAGGAACTTGAAAGAGAATCGTAAATCCTACGTAATAAAACAGCAGGATCATTGTCCAAGTTATCGACACACCATTTACGTACTTCCGTAAAGTTTTTCTGTTTAAGATTCTTCGTAAGATCATTTACTGATACATCACTAAAGGTTGCTAGAATACCACTATCTATCTTACCACTAACTGAGTATCTCTGACACTCATTTAATACTCTTCTCCAATCAGGGAAGTGACTATTAATTAATTCTGCTAGGACTTTCTTATCTGCTTCTACTCTTTCTTGTTCTAAAATAGTCACTAATCTTCCAAAGAATGCTGCTGCAATTTCTTGTTTTGCCTTACCTTTGATACCAAAATCAACCACAGCACATCTCGAGTGGAGGGGTTCAATGATTTTGAGCTGATCAATGAA